ATAATCCCCCGTCTTGCGAACACATCATTATGTCGCTCGACGCCGCCCAAGAGAAAACGAACCGGTCGGACTTTAATGCCTTATTAACGTGGGGGGTTTTCAAAAATGAGGAAACCCAGAATTACAACATTATCTTGTTGAACGCGATTAAGGAGCGGCTAGAGTTCCCGGAGCTAAAGGCCCTCGTCCTTGAGCAGTATAAAGAGTGGAACCCGGACACGTTCATCGTGGAGAAGAAATCCAACGGTGCGGCGCTGTATCAGGAGATGCGGCGCATGGGTGTCCCGATATCGGAATTTACCCCCGGTAAGGGGCAAGACAAAATCAGCCGAGTTAACTCGGTGACGGACTTATTTTCGGCGGGTATAGTCTGGGTGCCTGACCGCAGGTGGGCGTATGAGGTAGTCGAGGAGTGCAATGACTTCCCTGCCGGTACCCACGATGACTTGGTGGACGCCACCACATTAGCCCTTCTTCGTTTTAGGCAAGGCGGCTTTATTAGGCTCCCTACGGATGAGCCAGAACCAACGAAATGGTTCAAGAGCCACAGACGCGAGTCGTATTACTAGGAGAACTTAAATGGCCGTTGATAAAAGTTTGATGGAGGCTCCCCAAGGGATCGCGATACTCGCGGCTGAGATGGAGCCGATTGATATCATCGTCGAGACTGAAGAGGACGGTGCTGTTGTTGAGTTGATGAAGGACGAGTCACGCTCGGAAGGGTTTGATGACAACCTCGCGGAGTACATGAGCGAGAGTGACCTTCAGACTATGGCCTCCGAGTTAATCGGACAGTACGAACAGGACATCTCCAGTCGCAAGGATTGGCTCGATACCTACGTCAAAGGTTTGAAGATTTTAGGCATTCGGTACGAAGAGCGTACTGAGCCGTGGCCGGGTGCGTGTGGTGTGTTCCACCCGCTCTTGATGGAGAGCGCGGTCAAGTTCCAGTCCGAGACGATCATGGAGACCTTCCCTGCAATGGGGCCGGTCAAGACGAAGATCGTGGGCAAAGAGACGGCAGAGAAGAAGGACTCAGCCATTCGTGTCGCTGATGACATGAACTACCAGCTTACCGAGGTGATGAAGGAGTACCGCCCGGAGCATGAGCGGATGTTGCTCTCGATGGCCTTGGCGGGTAATGCCTTTAAGAAGGTGTACTTCGATCCGTCGATGAATCGCCAGACGGCGGTGTATATCCCGGCGGAAGACATCATTGTTCCGTACGGTGCCTCTAACTTAGAGACGGCAGAGCGTGTTACGCATCGGATGCGTAAGACGAAGAACGAGTTAGCCAAACTTCAATACGCTGGGTTCTATCGTGACGTTGATCTCGGTGAGCCGATGCGCGTCATGGACGAGGTGGAGAAGCAGAAGGCTGAAGATCAAGGCTTCAGTGCAAGCATGGACGACCGGTTCCAGTTGCTTGAGATGCACGTGAACATTGATCTGCCGGGCTATCCGGATGTGGATGATGACAACAACGAGACGGGGATTGCCCTGCCGTACGTGGTGACGATTGAGAAGGGGACAGGAACGGTATTAGCGATTAGAAGGAATTGGAGAGAGGACGATGAACTCAAAGCCAAGCGACAGCACTTTGTCCACTACGGATATATCCCCGGATTTGGATTTTACTACTTCGGCCTTATTCACCTTATCGGGGGACACAGTAAAGCTGCAACGTCCCTCCTTCGCCAACTTGTCGATGCGGGAACCCTCAGTAATCTCCCCGGAGGACTCAAGTCTAGAGGACTACGAATTAAGGGAGACGATACTCCGATCGCTCCGGGTGAGTGGCGAGATGTAGACATTCCAAGCGGTGCGGTACGCGACAACATCCTGCCGTTGCCGTACAAGGAGCCAAGCCAAGTTCTTTCTTTGATGCTCGATAAGATCGTTGAAGAAGGACGCCGTTTCGCTGCGGTGTCGGACCTCAAGATCAGCGATATGTCGAACCAAGCGCCGGTCGGTACCACACTAGCCATCCTAGAGCGCGTTCTCAAAGTGATGTCGGCGGTACAGGCTCGCGTGTACTACGCGATGAAGCAGGAGTTCAAACTGCTTGCAGCCATCATCCGAGACAACACTCCGGAAGAGTATTCGTATGAACCGGAAGTGGGTAATCGCAAAGCGAAGAAGGCTGACTACGACGATGTAGATGTCATTCCGGTATCTGATCCGAATGCGGCAACGATGTCGCAGAAGGTGGTGCAGTATCAGGCTGTGATGCAGTTGGCGCAGCAGTCGCCGCAGTTGTATGACCTGCCTTATCTGCACCGCCAGATGATTGAAGTGCTAGGCATTCGCAACGCTGACAAGATCGTGCCGCTGCCAGATGATCAGAAGCCACGCGATCCGGTCACGGAGAACATGGACGCCATCATGGGCAAACCGCTCAAGGCGTTTATGTATCAAGACCACGAGGCGCATATCCGCGTCCACATGTCGCTTGGTCAAGACCCGAAGATTGCCGCGATGATTGGACAGAATCCGCAAGCGCAACAGATTACGTCGTCTCTTCAGGCGCACATCATGGAGCACGTAGGCTTTCAGTATCGCCGTGATATTGAGAAGCAGCTTGGCGTGGCTCTGCCGCCTCTGCCGCAGGACGACAACGAAGAGTACGACCTCAGTCCAGAGATGGAGGTACAGGTCGCGCAGGTCAGCGCCATTGCAGCGGAACGTCTGCTCCAGAAGGATGTGGCCGAGATGCAAGCTCAGCAGAACGCTCAGCAAGCACAAGACCCGCTGGTTCAGATGCAGATGATGGACCTCCAGATCAAACAAATGGAGGCTCAGACCAAGCAGATGAAGGCGCAGATGGAGATGCAGGTAAAGCAGGAAGAACTGCGTCTCAAACAAGAGAAAAACATCATCGACGCAGCCGCCAAGGAAGACGAGCTTCGCCTACGCGAGGCCGAGATCTCTGGTCGGCAGCAGCTTGATGCAGCACGACTTGGTGCGGATATCGAGAAGCACAAGGCGCAAGAATCGAACCGGCAGCAGCTTGAGGGTACGAGACTCGGCGTTGAGATTGCGAAGGCACAAGATCAGTCCTCGCAACGCAGCGTCAACCCGATGGCGACTAGTCCGAGATCGCGAAAGATTCCCAATCCGGGAGGTAAGTGAGGATAGGTAAATGGCCTATAGCAACGCTCTGGAATACCTTGAGGCCAAACTCAAGGAGGAGCGCACGTTGATCATAGAAAGCCTCATCCAAGGCAAATTGGATGAAGGTGAGTACAAACGGTTGTGTGGAGCACTTCAGGGTCTTGACCTTGCAACCGGCTATATCAAAGACCTTGCAAAACGCTTGGAGCGCGACGATGAGTAATATTGATATTGAAAAGACGCAGGAGGAGGCAAAGAAAGCCTCTCAACTGCCAGACCCGAAGGGGTATCGAATCCTCTGTGCGGTTCCGCACGTAGAGGAGGAGTACGAAGGCGGCATTATTAAGGCTGAGGACACCAAGAGAACGGAAGAGATGACTACGGTTGTCTTGTTCGTCATCAAAATGGGCGACCTTTGCTACCAAGATAAAGACCGCTTTCCGACTGGCGCTTGGTGTAAGGAGGGCGACTTTGTGTTGACCCGCCCCTATGCCGGTACCCGACTGGTCATCCACGGACGAGAGTTCCGCATCATCAACGACGACACGGTGGAAGCAGTTGTAGACGATCCCCGTGGCATTCGTCGCGTGTGAGGTAAAATATTATGGCTAATGATCAAACCGAATTTAAGTTCCCGGACGAAGTTGCGGAGGCTGAACAAAAAGCTGAAGCAAATCAAAACGTTACGGATGATATTCAAGTAGAGATTGAAGACGATACCCCGCTAGAAGACCGGGGTCGTAAGCCCCTACCCAAGGAGGTAGTCAACGAGCTTGATAATGACGACCTTGAGGATTACTCCGAGAAGGTCAAGAAGCGTCTCTCCCAGATGAAAAAGGTCTGGCACGACGAGCGTCGTGAGAAAGAACGTGCCCTGCGAGAGCGAGAAGAAGCTCTTAAGTTTGCCCAGATCCGTGAGCAAGAGATTAAAACTCTTAAGCAGCGGCTTGGACACAACGAGCAGGCGTTTATTAAAGAGGCAGAGAAGTCAGCCAATAATGATTTGGCCGTCTCTAAAGATAAACTCAAGCAGGCTTATGAGGCTGGAGATGCGGAGCTAATTGCAAATGCTCAGGAAGCCCTGACAGACGCAAAGCTAAAACTCCAAAACCTGTCTCGTATAAAACCCTCTTTACAACGCGAAGACGAAAGAGTAGAACAGAATCAACAGGTAACGACACCCCAAGCTGCTCCTGTACCGCAGCCCGATCCAAGGGCTAAAGCGTGGCAAGAGAAAAACACTTGGTTTGGTGCTGACGAGGAGATGACCGCCCTCGCACTCGGCCTGCACGAAAAACTGGTCCGGAGCGGCGTAGACCCGAGTACAGACGAGTATTACCGCCGAGTCGATGAAAATATGAGGAAAAGATTCCCCGAGGCATTTGACGACGCCGAAGAGGATGAACAGCCTCAAACGAAGCAAGCCCAAAAGCCTGCTCGCACAAACAAGCCAGCTACTGTTGTGGCCCCAGTTACGCGGGGAACCGCGCCGCGTCAGGTCCGCCTGACACCGACTCAAGTTGCAATAGCCAAGAGACTTGGACTGAGCAATGAACAGTACGCACGTGAACTTATGAAACTGGAGAATGACAATGGCTGAGAATAGATTGACTCGTGAAGTTGAAAATCGAGAGTCAGCGCAACGCAAAATGGCGTGGACTCCTCCCCAAACGCTCCCTGAACCGGAGCCGCAAGAGGGTTGGGTCTTCCGCTGGATCCGGACAAGTATTATGGGTCAAGCAGATCCCTCTAATACGTCTGCAAAGTTTCGGGAAGGTTGGGAGCCGGTTAAGGCTTCTGAACAACCCACATTGATGATGCAAGCTGATCCTAATGGACGTTTTAAAGACAACATTGAGATCGGTGGATTGTTGCTCTGTAAGGCTCCGGCTGAACTGATGAAGCAGCGTGATGACTATTACGCCCGCCAAGCTCAGTCTCAGATGCAGTCTGTAGACAACAATTTTATGAGGCTGAACGACGAACGTATGCCGCTCTTTAACGAGAGAAAGACTACGGTCTCGTTTGGCAAGGGCAAATAACTTATTTTGGAGTAACAAATGGCTTATCCTTCCGTTGACAAGCCTTATGGCTTGAAGCCGATCAATCTGATCGGTGGGCAGGTGTTCGCCGGATCGACTCGTCAGCGTCG